ATGCCATGCACGTGCAAGTTAGGGTCGAAGATCCAGGCGTCCAGCAGGGTGACCGTGTTGTTGGCCTGGAAGTGATGGGCGTGCGCGGCGATCACATCGCGACCGTAGGGGTCCTTGCTGGCCAGCGGGTAGACCGGGATCTTGCCCCAGTGCAGCGCGCCCCCCAGCAGACCGTACCAGGCGTGAATCGCCAGCTCGTGCCCCAGCGCTTGCAGCCGCGGCACGAACAGCGCGGTCTGCGCCCCGTAACCCGTCTTGGTCCAGGGCGAATTCGAGTACCACATGATTCTCATGGTGCGCACCTCCATGCGCTGACCTCCGGGTACATTACGGACAGGGCTCGGCGCCGGAGGTGTGCGCCTAGTGTCAGCGGAGCTGCAGACCGCCCCAGCCCTGTCCGTCGATTCACGTGTGGCCTACTTCCCCATCACGTAGCTGATGCTGATGTTGGCCGTCGCCGGCAGCGTGCCCGACGTTTGCGCCACGCCGATGGCGCAGGGGGTGGCAACATACTGATTGTTGATGGTCGCCTTGAAGGTGACGCCCGCCGCCGGGATGATGGTCCCGGTGAAGGTGGCGATGGTGCCGGCCAGCGCCGGGGTGCCGCCGTCCGCCACATCCGTCAGCGCCACCAGCAGCAGGCCGATGGCGGTGCCGGCCGAGTTGCCCTGCAGCGTCGCCTCCAGCACCGTGATCCCGCCGCCCGTCTTGGGCAGGTGGGCCACCGGCCACGGGCTGGCGCCGATAAAGGCGCCGACCACGGCATTGATCTGATTGACATCCATGATGTCCGACATGTTGTGTCTCCTTAGGTCCTTAGTCAGCCGCTTTGCTCGCTCAGCTCAGGCCAGCCGTTAGCTGGTCGGGGTCGAGCAGTCGAACACCATCTGGATGCCAAACAACGGCCGCCACACGCCCGCGGCGTAGACGGTGGTCATATTCAGCTCGTAGCCGCGGCGGGATGCGTCGCGCTCGGGCTCCAGCCGCGGGGCGCGGCGCAGGTCGAAGCCGATGGCCGGCCGGGCGAACAGGGCGCCGGTGGCCTTGTTGGTGCCGCCGCCGGTGATGTTCGACGTGACGAAGATATCGGCCCCGGCAATCGAGCCGACGTAAAACTTGCGCTGAAAGTCCTCCAGCGTTTGCTGGGGCACGTTGGTCAGCGCCACGCCGGGCAGGATAGCCTTGGCCAGCGGCGTCCACTGGAACGGGTGCAGCACCAGGCTGTAGGGCATGGGCGCCTTCTGGGCGCGCAGCACCGAGATGCCGGCCGCCACGTGGCCCCAGGTGATCACCGTGCCCGAGGCCCCGATGGTGCCGCCGGTCAGCGAGCCAAAGGTGCCGAGCATATCGACTTCCATCTTGGTGCCGGTGGCCAGCCCCAGGTCCATCGAGGCGTCGCTCTGCACCTGGAAGGGGTCGGTCTCGCGCCGCAGGTCGGTCAGGAAATACTGCCCGCCGGCTTCGGTCGGCTTGAGCTGCGCGATACTGGCCGGCGTGAAGGCCTGGCCGACCAGGTCATCCGTCTCGCCGATGGAGTTGATGGTAGCCCCGCCATACTGGCTGTTCTGGCGCAGGGCCGTGCCCGAGCGGTCACCGAAAAACTTGACCAGGGGCATCATGACGTTCACGTCGCGCGCCACCAGGATCGCCCCGTCAAAGATCGGATTGACGAAGGCGCCGATGTCGCTCGCCGTATTGATTTGAGGTGCAATGGTTTATCTCCGCGTGGCCCTCCGGCCACGATGGCAGCTAGTCGTTCTTGCTGTTGACGAACACCCCGCCCCCGTGCGCCCGTGCCCACTCCGGGTCGAACTGCCCGCGGCTGTTGCCATAGACCTCGTCCAGCTTCTGCTGGTTGGTCTTGGGCACGTCGCCGCCCGCGCCCGGATTGCCCGGATGCAGCGGCGCCGGCGCGGGCTTGGCCAGCATGTAGGGCTTGGCCGCGGCGAGTTGCTTGAGCAGCTCGTCCACACCGGCCACCGTGCCATCGCTGCCGACCGTGAGCTTGCTGCGGTCGATCAGCGCCAGCGCGTCAGCCGGATCGGCGAACTTCAGGGTGGCGGCGCGAGCTACCACCTCAGCCCGGATCAGCCGCTCGTTGGCCAGGCTCAATGCCTGATCCTTGGCGGCTTCGGCGTCCACCGCGCGCTTGGTCAGCTTCTCCGTCTCGGAGAGCGCCGCCGTCGCGCGCTCGGCCTCGGCCTTCTCAAAAGCGGCCAGCTTCACGCGCCGCTCGGCCGATTCATGGTTGGCCGCAGTCAGCGACGCCTCGGCCCTGGCCAGGCGCGCCTGAACCTGCTCCAACGTTTCAACGGGGGGAGTCGGTGGAACCACCACGGGCGGGTCTCCCGCCGGCGGCACAACTTGGGGCACAACTGGGTCAGCCATCTCGGCCTATTCCTTCTGGCGCGTCACGCGCCCACCAAAGATTTCAGGGACTCTTCGAATCTCATCGGGCCGTAGACGGGATCAACCCGCATGCCGCTCAATGAGCTGAATTCAAATAGGTTGTTCTGCCAGGCCGCGTACTTGCCCGGCCCCATCATGTCCGCTTGCTGGCTGGCCGGGAGCTGGGCAAACCAGTCCTGGCCGCTCGTGGTGATCGGGTTATCCATCCCCACCACCGCCGGGATCATGGCGCAGCGGCCGTTGTGGTGGTCGTTGAGCGTCTCGTCGGTTGTGTGGAACGTGCCGTGCTGCGCCACGCAGCTCAGGCAGGTGTCGCGGTCGAGCTGGGCGAACCAGTACCAGCCGCTGACCGCCTGCGGGTTAGCGGCATAGCTGGCGCGCGACGCCTCGCGGTAGCTGTAGAGCTGCACCGTGCGCGCCATGCGCAGCGCATCCGTCAGCCCGCCGCCCAGCTCATCCCGGATCGCGCCCGCCCACTGCACGGGGTTGCGCCCGCGCGCCACGTTGGCCAGGATCTCGTCCGCCACCGCCTGCGTGGTCACCGGCGCGAGCTGCGCCAGGCGCTGCCACAGCGGCCCGCCCTGCTCCAGGAACGCCAGCGCCGCGCGCACGGTCTCGGGCGACGCCGCGCTAAAGCTCAAGGCCGGGGCGGCCTGGGCCACCAGCGCCGCGGTATCGGTGCCCGCCTGCGCCGCTGCCGCCAGCGCCGCCGTGTGGATCTCTACCGAAACGGTCGCGGCGTATTGCCCCAGCTCGCGCCCGATCATCCCCATCAGCTCGCCGTAGCGCGCCAGCGCCATCACCTGGTCGGCGGTCGGATTGTCGAGGCCCGCAATGTCATGGCCCAGCAGCTCGGCCTTGTCGGCCAGGCGCCGCCATACGGCCACGTATTCCGCCGTCAGCCGCGCCAGCAGCCGGGCGCTCGCGCGCTCGAGAGCGGCGCGCTGGGCGTTGGCCAGGGGGAGTATGTCCGGGGACATATGTCTAGTGCCCGGCCCCTTCCAGCTCCGGCTGGTTCGGGTCTGTCCCGCTGCCCGGTGTCGCCGGCGACTCGTTGGTCGGCTGTCCCTGCATGAAGTCGCGCAGCACCGCGGCGCCCAGGGTGTCGGCGGCCTGGCGCTCGGCGTCGATGCGGTCTTCTTCCTGCTCCCAGTCGTAGCCGCGCACACCCGCCGCTGTTTGCTTCGAGACGATGCCGTTGGCCAGGTCGGCGGTGATCACCTGCGCCTGGTTCAGCTCTTCCACCGGCAGCGGATCGGGCCACACGATGGCGCCCGGGTCAGCTTGCTCACCCGTGTAGCCTTCGAGCAGCAGCAGCCGGCGATTCACTTCCAAGAGCGCCTCGCCATACAGCTCGCGCTTGGTGTAGTTCTTGTCGAGCGCGTCCTTATAGAGCACCCTCAGCCCGAAGTTGGTCAGCGCGCTACTGAGTCGCTGCTGCACCAGCGTGGCGTCCACCGTGCGGCTGATGTCGAACAAATCCGCGCGCATGGCGTGCGCCAGCTCCATCGACGACTTCAGATCGGTGTGCATCTCCAGGTTCTCGACCTTGGCGTGCTCGCCCTGCAGCCAGATGATGTCATCCGGCCCCCAGCTGGCCTGGTTGCCCATCATGCCGTTGCCCCAGGTCTTGGGGTGGGCGTGGTAGCGCACGATCTTGGACAGGTTCGACTGGATAAAGTTGTAGCGGTCCTGGACCGCGATCACGTCCTCCAGGTCAGACAGGCCGTACGGGCTCTCCGCGTCGGGCAGGTTCTGCCAGCTCACAATCGGCGCGAAGGGATACGGCCAGTCGACGACGTCGCCCAGCTGCGTCCACTTGTTGTTGGTGCCCTGGCTGGCAACGTAGTGCGTCTCCTGCCAGGCCACTACCTCGTCGGTCTGCACGATCACCCCGTCGGCGCGCAGCACGCTGGCCGGGACCGACTCCGTGACGATCTTGTGGGCCACGGTGTCGCCGGGGCGCGCCAGCGACTGGCCCAGCTCGGCGTCGCCGTCAAAGGTCACATAGCGCTGTTCGTAGCCCAGCACCCGGTCCATGTCGTGCGAGGCCGAGCGGATGCGCATCCAGCGCGGGTTGAGCGGCGTCAGCCGCCACTTGGGCGTGACGACCACCACCGCGGCCGGCTTCCCTTTGCGCGCGCGCCCACCGGCCCCCGGTTTCGCACGGGGGTTGACCTTGCGCGGGCGCTGGTCACTCTCGGCAATCGGCAGGAGCTTCAGATATCCCGTGCCGTAGATGCCCGCCAGCTGCCCCAGCCGGTGCAGCGTGATCGCCTGGCGGTTGGCGGCCCAGATGCCCTGGATGAGCGTGTCCTGGGCCGTCTCGGTCTCGCCGGGCAGGTCCCAGGTGATCCCCTGGCCAAAGAGCATCGAGATCGAGCGCTCGATGATCAGCCCCATGAAGTTGATGGTGATGTTGTCGTCGGACTGGAGCGGCTTGACCTTGAGCTGGCGCGCCTGGTCGCCGCGCATGTAGCGCCGCAGCACCTCGTAGCGTTGGCGCTCGGCCGCGGCCACCGGGCCCTGGGCGGAGATGTCCGTGCCCAGCAGGAAATTCCAGGCCGTGTTGCGAAGGGAGTCGATTGCGCCCGAGAGTACGCCCATGGTTGGTGTCAGTCGCTATAAAAGACGTTCGGCGTGGCGGCGGGCGCCGTGGCTTTCAGCGCGCCCACGATGTAGCGCTCGGCGTCCATAAAGTGATAGGTGGCCTTGTCTTCGATCTCTTCGGTCGGCTCGCCATCGGCATCCAGCTCGCGCGAATAGCTGCCCTTCTGGGACAGGTAGCCGTCGAGGTCGTCGAACACCAGGATCTCATTGCGCTTGTGGGCGCCATACACCCGGTCAATACCCACTTCCACCAGCTTGATCTCCGGCGCCGCGATCGGCAGGCCGCCGGCGGCGAACTCCTGCCGCCACTGCTCTTCGCTCTTGCTGCCGCCCACGCAGAACGGCACGCGCACCTCGCCCGCCAGGAGCTTGGTGGCGTGCTCTTTGGCCGAGCGGCCGCCGGCCAGGTACTCGCGGTACAGGAACAGCCGCCCGGTAGGCGCCCCCCACTCAGTGGATCCATCCGGCAGCAGCCCCAGGTTGGCCAGCTCCCCGGCGTAGAACAGCGCGGCCGTGTGCACCCCGCCAAAGTCGAGCCCGAGGTAGCGCGGCCAGGCGTCGGGCAGCGCGAAGCGCCGCACCTTACACGTCGCCTCGTTGAAGCTGTCGTAAATCATGCCAGCCGGCCGGCTGAGCAGCGCCCGGTAGAACATCAGGAACTTCCACTCGGGCAGATCGCGCTTCGCGCGCGCCATCTCTTCCGGCGGGAAGCTGGGGTTGGCGGTCGAGTCGAAGCGCACCAGGTCGATATCCGGGTCCGGCGGCGTGGCCAGGGCGCGGTCCACCAGCTTGTGCTTCAGCCAGCCCA